GTTTTCTAGAGAGAGAGCATTCCAAATTAAAGAAGAAAGAGATAATAGAGATAATAATGGATTTCTAGATTTTCCACAGATTCAATTAGCAAGAACTGGTATGTCTCTTGCTGATGTTTCAAAAAGACCAATACCAGGAATATTTAGACAAGGCTTCGATTACAAAAATCATCAATTTGGTTTTTGGCAGAAAGTACAACAAGATAAAACAAAAAACTTTGCAAATGCAAGAGCAAACAGATTATATGGAGATCAAAATTTTAAGTCAATAAACTCAGAAATTGTTAATCAATATGTGTATGTTCCATATCCATCTTATTACGATTTAAAATATGAAATAAGTTTAAAAGCTTTATACATACAACAAATAAACGAAATGATGGCTCCACTCCAAAGAACCAATGCAGTTAACAATTCAAATGTTTTAAAAATAACCTATGGCGGATTTAAATACGAACTTTTTATTCCAACGGATACTGGATTTACAACAAATTCTCCAGAAATAGGAGAATTAGAAAAATTATATGAAGCAAAATTATCTGTTACGGTATTGGGCTTTACAACAACATCTCAAACAACACAAAAAACTCCGAATGTAGTTTATCGAGAAGGTCCGGCAAAAATTAGAATTCAAAGAGAGAGATTAATTATTGGTGACATAAATACACAAGGCGACGAAGATACTCCATATAGAGAATGATTTTGAGAATCTTAAAACTATTTATTAAGAGTTATTCATAGGAGAACGATGAATGTCAGTAAAGAAATTTAAATTTGTTTCACCAGGCGTTTTTTTAAGAGAGATAGATCAATCTCAAATTCCAGCACAGCCACTTCCAATTGGTCCAACGATTATTGGTCGTTCTAAAAGAGGACCAGCACTAAGACCGGTTACTGTAAATTCTTATTCTGAATTTGTTGAGTTATTTGGAGAACCAGTTGCAGGCGATTCATCTGGAGACGGATGGAGAGATGGTAATTATGATGCCCCAACTTATGCAGCTTATGCAGCTCAGGCTTGGTTGGCTAATAGTGAAACAGTTAATTTCGTAAGACTACTTGGATCACAAGCAGCAGATCCACAAGGATCCACAAACAATGCTGGTAAAACTGGTTGGACAGTTGGTTCACCAGGTACTGGAAATCAAAATGGAGCTTATGGTTTATTTGTATTTCCAAGTTCTTCTGCTACCCTAACAAATATTTCTGGAACTCTTGCTGCAGTTTGGTACTGTACAGGTTCTGCTCCAATATTATCAGGAACTCTAGCAGGAAGTACATCAGCATTGACACAATCAAACGGAGTTATATTAAAAGCAGATTCTGGCAAGTTTACAGTGTTTGTTTCTGGATCTGCAACAAAATCTGATGCTGGCAAGAAAATACAATTCTCTTTCGATTCAACTGCTGGTAATTTTATTAGAAAAGTATTTAATACCAATCCAAGAAGTTGTGATACAGGTGATGCTGGTCCTTCAAGTGCTGCTGGTTTGTGGTTGGGTGAAACATTTGAAAATCAATTTTTCTTAAACAGAGAATCTTATGGTGCTAATGGAACTTATAATTTTGACTCTTCAAACCTTTATGGTATGATTCTACCTTTAACAGATTATCATAACCACCTTGGAGAAAATCCAGACGATCATGCTGCTAGAACTGGTTGGTATTTTAATCAAGCAAGCACTCAAGGAACTTCAGATCCAACTTACGATCCAACAACACAAACAAAATTATTTAGATTCGTAGCACTTGACGGTGGTGATTGGATTAGATCAAACGTTAAAATCGAAATTGCAAATATTAAACCACCAGTTAATGATTTGGTTAAATATGGAACTTTTGATGTTGTATTAAGAGAAATATCAGATGTTGATAACAATAGAAAACCAATAGAATCATTTAGTGGTTGCTCTTTAGATCCAACATCACCAAGTTTCATTTCTAGAAAAATAGGTGATGTTTCTTATGCTTACGATTCTAATAAAGCAAGACTAATAAGACAAGGAACTTATGAGAACGCTTCTAGACACATTAGAGTAGAATTGCATCCAGCATTTAATCAAAATGTTAAAGCAGCTGATTTACCATTTGGTGTATTTGGTCCAATTAAACCAAAAAATGTTTCAGCAACATTTGCAAATCTTATCAGCGGATCTTTAAGCAATTCATTTGTTAGTGTAGCAAATACAGGTTTTGGATTTACCACAACCGCTGCTCAAGCAACTGGGTCTCTTGCATCTTTAGCAAATATTATTCTTGCATTCCCAGAAACTTTGACAAGAGTATCTTCATCAGAAGATGGCTTATCAAGCTATAAGCAAGCATCTTTCGGATTTAAAGCAACAAAAGCTACAGGATCATTTGTTTATGATCCTGGTAATGTTGACATATTAAGATTACCTGCTGGATCAACTGCATTGGATAGCTTTAAACTTGGTACCACAGGAACTAATACAGAATATTCTTGGTACTTTACCTTGGATGAACTTGTAAAGACTGGTTCAACAACGGCAACAACTCATTTTGCTTACGTATCTGGATCAAGAATCAACGGTGCAGCTTACACGGCGACAGGTAGTAATACCTTTTTAACTCTACTAAACACAGAACAAATTAATTCTTTCTGTTCGCCACTACAAGGTGGAACAGATGGATTCAATGTTTTTGAAAAAGAACCATTAAGAAATCTAGCAATAGCAGAAGGAGCTACACCACAAAGTAGTTATATCTACAATTCATACAAAAGAGGTATAGATTCTGTAAAAGATCCAGAGGTTCTTGAAACAAATCTAATTACTGTTCCTGGTTTAGCACACGAACCATTAACTCTTTATTTAATACAAACAGCAGAAAACAGAGCCGATTGTATGGCGATTGTTGATCTTGCTGGTGGTGCTTCTAACCAACCATCTTACGTTACACAATACGAAAAGAGAGTTACACTAGAAAAAGATAGAATTCTAGATGTTGATAATGTAACTGGAAGAATAAAAAATAGAAATTTAAATTCTAGCTATGCAGCTACGTATTATCCTTGGGTTCAAATTTCTGATGATACAACGGGTCAAATAGTTAATATTCCTCCTTCAATCGTAGCTTTGGGAGCGATGTCTTACACAGACAACATTCAAGCTCCTTGGTTTGCACCAGCAGGATTTAATAGAGGTGGCTTATCTCTTGGTAATTCTGGATTAACAGTAGTTAATTCTCTCTATAAACTAACTTCTCAAGAAAGAGATCAATTATATGACGTTAATATTAATCCAATTGCTTCTTTCCCAGCAGAAGGGTTGGTTATTTTTGGTCAGAAGACACTACAGGCAACCAGAAGCGCCCTTGACCGTATCAATGTTCGTAGATTGCTCATCTACGTCAAGAGAGGAATCTCTACAATTTCCAAGTCAATCTTGTTTGAGCCAAATGTAGAAGCAACTTGGAATCAATTTATCGGTAGAGCTGATCCATTCTTAGCAGAAGTTAAATCTAGATTTGGTGTTACAGACTTTAGAATTGTTCTAGATTCTTCAACAACAACACCAGACTTGATTGATCAAAACATCATGTATGCTAAGATCTTTATCAAACCAGCAAGAGCAATTGAATACATTGCAGTTGACTTCTTCATCACAAATACAGGCGCTTCATTCGCAGATTAATAGGAGATTAAGTAATGGCTAAACAAGCACCAGCACTACCAATTTGGGCTTCAGATGCAGCGGGATTAGATCCTAAAAGATCACACAGGTTTATCATGAATCTCTCTGATGTTCCTGCGTATTTCGTAAAAACAACAACAAGTCCAACTTTGACTATATCTAGCACTGCAAATCACCAATTTTTAGGTCATAAATTCAAATTTCCCGGCAATGCTAGTTGGAATGATTCAATCGATGTTACATTGGTTGATACGATTGATTACAACATGGCACAAAAATTTGCAACATACATAAAAACTGCTGGTTATATTTATCCATCTCAGTTTGCAGAAGATTCTTCTAGTCCTCTTTATTTTAGAAAAACTATTTCTAAAGCAAAGTTTCCTTTTAAACAAATTAGAATTGACAGAATAGATGCAGATGGCATAATGTATGAACAATGGGTTTTGAACAACTGCTTTATTAACAAAGTAGATTTTGGTCAAAACGGATACGACAAAGAAGATTTAATAAATGTTACAGTTGGCGTTGCTTTTGACTGGGCTGAATTAAGAAATAACAAAGGTGTTATAGTCTAGTTTATAAAATAAATCATGAGTGATAGATCAAAACCATATTTTGGTAAAGCAGACTTAATAAGCGGTGTTCAGGCCTCTTTATCAGATAGATTTATTCTAGAATTAGAGGGTGTTGATTTTGCACTAGTAGAATCAGTTGGAAGACCTGGCTATAAAATAGAAACCGAATCTTTTCAATTGATGGATTTTAATATACATTATCCTAAAAAACCAGTCTTTGATTCAACAGTTCAAATAGTTATAGTTGAACTTTTGGATCCAACAATCAACGCAACACAAATGGAAAATGTTATGACTAGGATCATAAATAAATCAT